AAACTTTATCGTACGTATACATTATTTTTATTCCTTATTCGGTATTTTATAAGCTACTGGATTAGCGATTTTTGACCCTATTTTGTGTGCGATACCGGATATGCTGCCTCCGCCGCCTCCGCCACTTTCGTATTCAATAACCAGTTCGGCCGCTTCACTTGCGCTTGAATAGTCGTATGACCGAAACGAAACTAATATTGTGCTTACGGAAGAGAGTTCAATCCATAATGCGAACATCATTGCATTGCCACTTGACCATCCCGAACGGTCTACGATTTCCTGAACAATGTCTTTTATGTCAGGACTTGTCTTCTGTCCCGTACCTGTTCCAGTCACAAAGTCAGTTATTCCGGCACTGGTAAAATTACTCGCTGCCAAATCACTGCCAGCCGTAGGAGCAGAGACGTTATCCTTATCGAATCCCTTTACCGACACTGTCCGAGACGTTGACGGCCAGTTTTTGTATGGCTTTAAGTAGGCAGATGAGATTGTTGCTCCCTGTGGAATCGTTACATTCTGGAATCTGAAATACCCTAAAAAATGGTCTACATAATTAGGCCAGGCGTCCCAGTCTTCCTGCACCCCGGCATACACCGTACTTCCGCTGTTACTGGGAGTCGGCCAGCCAGATGTGGGAGTAGCCACGGAGCTAGTAGACTTCATCGCATAGCCATCATCCGCACTCGCAGAGACTGTAAATGTTGTAGTGGTTGTTGACATTTAGCCGATTTCCTTATCTGTAATCTTTCGCAGCACAATATTAATCGCTGCAACTACGCCACCAACAATCGCGGCAACTTCGGGATTTTCTGAGACCCACTCGCCGTTTGTCAAAGCTGTTAATGAGCTAACAATAAATGCCAGCACGTTTACCCAGATTGTTTTTGACTGATACCACTTTTTCACGGCATGCACCCCTTCAAACTAAATGCACCAAATGATAGTAATGCGAGCAACAGTAATAGCGCAGTCCATTTTCGTTTGGTTGCGACTGCTTTTGCTTTCTCTGTTTTAGCTTCAATTTTATCGAGTTTGTAGTCTTGCCGGCTAGCTTTTTTTGTTATCGGCTCCATCTCGCCATGGGTGTAGATATAGGAGCCGTCGCTTTGCCTGTATCGTTTTTTCCGTCCTACCATTTAGTACACCCTTCCGTTTTCTGTACAAATAACCCACGCTCCGGTTAGTTCTGCTATCTCTTGAGCCTGCTGCTGGCAGCTCTCTACAAACCAATCTTTTCCAGTGGCTTGAAAAGCTTTGGCTTTATAGTTGCTGATTACTCCCTGATTCGCCCGGTCGCTGGCTGATCCATCAAACATGATTAGCTCATTTACCGTCACATCATGGCCAGCCAGCCAGTCTAGCGTTAACTGCCGATCTTTTTCAAGCCTCGCCGTAATTATGGTTATCGGCTCTTTTCTTGGCAAATATCTAAGCCGAGCCGGTACCGTGTACCACTGCTCAAACGGCTGATCGTGACAAATGACCCCATCCATATCAAACGCCATTCGTGCCAGGTATCCGCTATTGAATAGGTTCCACTCTAAAAGGTGAGGCGGTTCCAGCTCTTTAGCAAATATCTCCGGCTTACGTTTTGCGTGAGGGTTTACGTATACGGCAGCCGTAGAGCACTTAAACGACTCAAGCCGATTTAACGTGTTACCGTTCATTACGGTGTCATCTACAATTAAAATCGATTTAGACTCACTGGCTCTAAGCCGCTGGCCTTTGCCTACTTCGGTTATATAGCCATCATTCAACGTAAACAGTGGCAAATGTAAGTGTGTAGCAATAACGCTTGCAGGGATCATACCAGACCGAGGTACTCCGCAAATGCCATCTATATAGTGTGGCACCTGTTCGGCCAGCTTCATTGCGTCCGCTACTAAATCTGCCGTGTAAACTAGGCGAGCATCTCTATACGCTGGCGTTGGCTTTAGGTTGTTTAGCTTCGCTCGCCGCTTGTTGCATCCACCGCACGGTTTAACGCCTGCTGCTTTAGTAACTCTGGCTACAGTATCCCCCAGCCCTTTTTTAAGCCCACAATTTCTGCGTGTGGCTTTACGTTTAATCACACCGCAATTCTGGCATTGATAGCCGTTGTCGGCTTGCTTAAATATACAATCAACCATTTGCTACAGTTACTGTCCCCGTTGTATTACACCAATGTGAGAATTGAGCATAAATATCTATTTCCCCTGGCGATCCTGCTAAACATCCGAGACCACTATCGTATGTAAAAGTCTCAGTACCGTCTAACTCGCAGTCTGGTAGTGTGCTTATACCCTCGTCATATTTCCAGGAGTACGTACAATTAAACCCCCACGCACCGCCAGAGAAGTACGTTTTCATGTGTAAGTCTACCTGCCAGAGTCCGTCCGGGCATAGAGTTAAAATTATACTGCTCAGAGTCATAGTATCCTCAAACGGAGAGCCCGATATAATGCTAGGTACCGTACACGATGGGGCTGTATACAAGTCCCAGTGGTATCTCCATCGACAGCAGAGCTCGTCGTCTATGCTAACCCGCCCTATATAGCCTAGAGAGTACGTACCGTTTAGGTCGTCATCGCATACATCACAATCAGAATCAGCCCACCCGCTAAACGTTACGTCTAATTCTAAAGGTATTCCGCATTTGCAACAGCCCCAACTGCACGTTTCACACTCTGCTCTCTGGCTCTCGTCGCGCTCTATAAATACCTCATAAACTCTAACGTGCTGGGGGATACTTGTAATAACGCCATCACAATCAAAAGTAGTTGATCCAGCATAAGCACTGTAAGCAGTAGCAATTGCAAATTGTGTCGTATCTAAATCTGGATACCTTAAAGAAACAGGAAACTGCCTGGATGCACTAGCAGAATCACCCGTCAAAGTTAGGCATAATACGGGGTCATCACAGCCCGTCGGCGCTTCAACTAAACCGAGTTTTAACGTGCCTCTGTAATTTTCTACGGTCGATGGCAAACTAGCCCAAAATTCTCCTATTACCGTTTCTACCCCTATATGCGAGCTAAGCACTTCTATTTTTAACGAGTATCCCCCCCCTAAACCGGTGCTTGTTTCATAATCAAAACTTACCCGTACGGAACCATATCTACTAGTGCCACCAAAATCCCAGAATACTTCAAGTCCGATATTATAATCAGATGTAGGCAAACTAGAATCATAGAACAACTCAAAATCTACAGAGGCATGATATGCTGTGGGTATTCGCTGTTTTAGAAGTGCCAACCTGTTTGTTAGTGAATCATCATACAAGCCGGAGGCAAATGGTTTGTCTGTATCTGGGCAATCTAGCTCCACGCATCCGCCGTCAGTTGTTGATATTTGCCAGCTTTCGCCGCCTGTGGTTACGTCGTCGTACCATTCGTCGCCTAAATAAGTAAGGCTAGAACCTGAAGCCGCTAACTGCTCGCAAAAATCAGATTGGTAAATAATACAACAATCACAATCGTTGCAATCTGGGCTTCGTTTGGTCGCTGTCATTAGCCACAGGCTTCCATATCTACAAACCAATAACTGCCGTTCGCGTTACGTTTAATAGTAATCCATGCACCCGAAGCAATCGTTGCGTCTGCGATGTTGTACACTGTTAGATCATGGCTAGTATCTGTTAGCGTAGAACCGTCTAAGTAGTAAATACTAGCTGTTCCGCTGCCGGCTGTTGTTCCACTTCTTCCGCTGATTCCGTTACTTTTAGCAATTGCTGTTTGTGGTTCATCTGCTAACCATATTCCTGATTTGAAATTACGTCTGCACATTACAAATGCATCAACTGGAATTGGCACTGTTGAAATGTTGTATATTTCAATATCATCACGGCTTGTTTCAGTGATTGCACCGGTTGAATCTATATCATAAACCGTGCCGATGCCTTCACCCAGCTGGCCAGATGCTTTTGGCGTGATCATCGTGGTGACCTTTACCAGAATCTGATCTTCACGTGGGGATTGATATGCTGGCGCGGAATTCATCAACTGATGTCTGTGCATCAATTGCTGCAGCTTCTGGTGGTCTGCACGGAGCTGCGCAACGCCACGGTCCGAAATAAGATTACCAGACATTAAATTCTTGCCGTTGTAATTTGTGCCGGATCGGTTGGTAGGTTTCTATTTGTGATTGTAGTATTGCTTGGATAATATTCAAACACTGCACCAGGTTCAATATTTAACGTGGTGATTGTTTTATCACTTCCTGCAGACGCTCTAAATTCACCGCCGTTATTTAAATTAAGAGTTGTGATCGTGCAAGCAGAATCAATGTGCAGCACACCACCATCAAGATTTGCTGTGGTCACAGCTGCTGATTGTTTTAATATTGTTGTTCCAGCATCCAGATTCAATGTGGTGTGTGTACTGTCAAATACTACATTCGCACCAAAGTTAAAACTACTGGTCACAGTGCCACCGATACCGACATGTACATCACCTGAAATGCCACGTAATTCCGTGACTGTGCTGGTCGTTCCAGCACGGCCAATTGAAACACCTCCACCAGCACAGGTAATCGTGCCAATCCCTGTGCCTGTTAAATAAAGGCCACTTTCGCCGGTGCTATAACTAGCTGTACCATTGATCACTGGATCCACGGCATTGGATCCCAAGTCAATATATGCAACACCGTCACCCTGAAACGTCAGTGCATCGGTTGCAATCTGCAAATCTGCTGATTTGCTGCCTATCGCCCCGCTGTATCCTTCTTCAACCGTCAGGCTGTTCAACGTCACTGCTGATTGATTCAATCCAGCTGTAATGCTTACGGTGTAAGCTGCACTCAAAATCACATCGTCACTGCTTGCCGGCACTCCAGACGGTAACCAATTATCCGCAGCTGACCAGTCGCCATCAGTTGCTCCTGTCCAAATTTTTACTGACATTTTTTTTGTCCTTTATGGGTTCGGGTCATCAAACCGCAATGGCTTGAAATTTCTCTCTGGATATACTGCATAACGTAAATAAGCGCCAACCTGTGTTGAAGTGCTTCCCATTTGACGTGATGGTTGCCCCTTACCATTTAGTAAAGCCGGCTCATTTATTGGATGACCTTTTTCATCTAATATCAACTGGTCTTCCCATACTCTGGTTTCGTCGTTTTGCACTAATTGAGTTTTTCCTCGGTCTAATATGTCTACCCGCCAGCCACGGTACAAATCGACCTCACAAACATAATCGACTCTCCACCAATGATCACCTGCCGACCACTGACCCGATCCGGTTATCCCTTGCATTTTGCATGAAAATTCTGGGACATACAAATTGAAGCCACTAATATTAAAACGAAACGGTTTCTTATTCACGCTGTCTTGAAATTTAAGCAAATTAACTGGGAACTTATGGTGTATTCTCGTTACCGTTATTAAAAGCCTTGTGTAATCAACCTCTATTGGGGGATCAAATGATTTGTGCGCTGAATTAACAATAGGTGAGCCATTTTCTAACTCGGATGTCAATCTGCCACCAGCAACTGGTTTTGCAAAACTTTGCGGGCCCGGCCCTAGAGTAGGATGCAAATTTTGCTGTTGGAAAGGAAACAACTGATAGTTTTGCAGCCTGTATAGCTGTTTCCCAATATATGCACCTTTTTCTGCTGGCCTGCTGCGTTGAACCATTTGAACGTTAATATCCGGCCCAATTTTATCCCAGCTCGACGCTGGTTCACCATTTATATCCTTTGGCTGTGTTTCGCCAATCTGATTCGTTGTGCTTCCCGGCTTAGTCCCACCTGAAATCTCTGGTGGTCCATAGGTGACATCGTAGGCCCAAACCGTTCCGCTGATCTGTGACACACTTATGCTTTTAGCACGCAACAATCTTACTGTATCATTACCAATATTCTCGAACGGATCACCCGGTTCTGGTACTTTCACACCAGTGTCTGGATCTACTGGATATCCTAACGTTTCCACGCCGTCTAAAACTTCAGTGCTTGTGACAATAAATCGCACACTATATTGCTGATTTCCCTGTGGCCAGCTTATTGATGCTTTTCGGCTGTTTCTGTCAATTACTACTGATTTAATTGCCATTATGCTATTCCTGCCACTGGTGCTGCTGGTATTTCTAAGCCTGCAATTGCATTCACTGCATCTGCTGTATTGCCTGCGATTGCCTGCAACAATTTGACCATCACTTTGCCTTGCCGTTCTTGCGTGCGTGCAGACACTTCAGCTGCCGTGCCCTTCATGACAGCTTCGACTGACATATTCAACGCATTTATTCGGGTTTCTAAATCATCCAGATCTGCATCATCTACATTTACTTTAATGTTTGCTGCTGCTTCAGCTTCAAGTGCTGCAATTTCGTTGGCTATTTCTTCAAATACTTCTTCTACTTGCTGGCCAACAAAATACGCTGCACCTAGTGCTGCTACAACCGCTGCAATATTTCCGGCTGCTGCTTTCATGCTAATTTGTGCTTTGGTCATTGCCTTGATTGCTTTGATTATTAATCCTATGCCCTTTACAATCCTCGGCACTAATGCAATTACCAACATGTAGGTTGCAATCATTGATGCCCATTTTGCAATGGTTTTTCCTAACTCCGATCTGCCTTTAACCTGGCTTTTCGTCAATTCTGTCATCCACTTAATAATCGGTTTTAGTGCTACACTTACAAATATTGTCAGTTGTATTTTGAGACTTGCAAACGCTGTTGAAAGTCTCAATAGTGAATCGTTGTATTGCTCAACAGCTGCCAGGGAATCCGCTGTGACGGTGCCAGCCAATTCATCAAATTCAATTCCCAGTGCATTTATTTCTGCCGCCGTCATGTTAGCAATTACCATCAGATCACCACCAGCACGGCCAAATATTCTCCGCAACGCCATCATTTTTTCAGCAGCTGTTGGTAGGTCTGCAACTGCAACTAATATTTCCTTGAATGCCTGTGATGGATCCATCTGGGCTAATTCATCAACATCAAGTTTCAACTGCTCAAATACATCAAGATAGGATCTTAAACCTTGCTGTGCCTGGCCGATAGAATCAAGCATCTTTTCCATTGATTTCACAATGGCTTCTGGATCAACGCCAGCCAAACCGCTGATAAATTGCAGCTGCCGCAAACCCTGCACAGTGGTTCCTAGCTTTTCAGCACTTTTTGCCAGGGTATCTAATTCTCTGGTGAAATCAACAAACATGCTTTTGATTGCATGAAAACCGACATATGCACCAATCGTTGCAATGGCTGTTCTGGCCATGCTTTTCAAACTGGCACTAACCGCCATTGTTTGATTTCTCATGCCTTTCATGGATCTGTTGGCACGATGCACGCCAGATTCAAACGGCTTTGTACGTGCAATAAATGTCGTTGCTAGTGATCCAATATTTGTTGCCATTGTTTACTTTCCAAATAGTGCAGCCATTTCAGCTTCATCATCTGCAACTGTCAGTTTTTGCGGTTTCTGCTGTGCAAACTCCGGCAGGAAATGATCCAAATTCACCTGATCTGCACGGCTGCTGGCAAGTATATTCACCATCATGCTGCAAATATAACTGGTCTGCATCCAATTTTCGCCAAATGGTTCGCACCGATAAAATGCAACCCATTCTGCAAATTGTTCTGATGTTATGGAATCCAACATTTGATCCACGTTAACATGGCCAGTGGCCAATGCTAGGCGATATGCAAACCGCCGCCGTGGATCATTTCGGAGTTTTTTTCCAGCTCATCAACTTCATCATCACCAAACCCACAATGTTTCTGTGCTACTTCGAACAGCTTTTGCACCAGCTGGCCATCCAGATCATCCAGGCTTTTCAGATCTGACATATCCAGCATTGTGTTTTGGTCTTCATCTACCAGTGTATACACCAACAATCGTTTCCTAGCATCAACATTTACGCCACCCTTTTTATTTAAAATGCTACGTTCAAACTCTGATTTTTCACGTTCCGTCATATTTTGAAACGTGAATTCAATGCCATCAATCGTTGTGCTGGTGTGCCGTCTTGTACTACACTTCAGTAGTATCGCTTTCGTCGCTTTCAATTTCTTCATCCTCACATGCTGGCGGTTGATTAACTGAACCAACCGCTCCCTTAAAATAGTCACTGACAGTTTTAACCACGGCAGCTTTCACACTGTCCGGCTGCACACTGGTGAAACAAATCGGTGACCCTTCAACAATTCCACAGTAACCAATCCCGACGCCATTCAAGCGGATCAATTTCACATCCTGAATTAACTGATTGGGGTGGTTGTCAATTGAAATGCCCATTATTATTCACTTCCTGCTGTGTATGTGATAGTACCAGCCCATTTAATGGTTGCTTCACCTGACATAATTTCACCATTCACCAAATCAGGTGATGTGCTATTGGTCAGAAACCCGCTACCACTCAATGTTGCAGCTGTTGTTTCGCCGCTTTTCATTGGGTAAGTAACTGTAATTGTTTCAGCCACTGCATTAATAGGTGGGAACGTGCTTGCGCTTTGATCCCACTGGAATTCAACCGACATCTCCCCAGGATCGGAAAGATCGTCTGGCTGGAATGCTTTATAGGTTGTACTTCCTAAATGTGTGACTTCTAAGGAATCACGGTTTGTGGCTGTGCCACCTAAACGTGTATAGCTGGCTGTGAACCCAGATGATCCAAATGTAATAGTTGCACTGTTTCCTGTTTGTGCCATTGTTAGTGGCTCCTATGTTAAAAACTGGGGATTGATTCTGAAAATGTAATTCTGAAATCTAGGCTGTTGACGTATAAACCGTCATCACTGCCATCATTTGGCACCAGATAACCAACTGCTCTATCTTCCAGCTGGCTTGCCTGTATTGTTTGACTGCCTGCACTGCCTGTGTATCCATGCAGCACCTGACGCACAACTTCGGCCACTTCATCTGCTTTGATGCGTGTGTCTGCATAACTTGCAATCGTGACACTGCTTTGGCTGATACCACCGGCACCGCTTAATTGTTCTTCATGATCACTGGCTGTTTCTTGGATCACCAATGCCGGCATCGTTTCATTCTGTGCCAGTGCATCTGGCCTGATGCGTGTGTCGACTTCATCCGTTACTGTGACTTTTGTTAATAGGTAGGTTCTGATTGCTTGTGCTATCATTTTGCCACCTGCAACATTTTCCGCCGTGCTTTTTCTGCCGCTGCTATGATTGCTTCTCTACCTTTTTTTCTGGCCGCTGCTTTGACTGGTGCAATAGAAGCACGTTGTGCTTCATTCTGGTATTTAATTGCTTTCACACGGCCACCGCCACGATGCCCCCAATAAACTGCAACATGGCCATCATTGACCAAATGAGCATACCTGGCAGACTTCGGATCACCTTTTGTGTATCTGTGGCCAACTTTAGTGGCAATAATTCCTGCACGTGCTAATTCACGTTTGGTTGACCATTTGCTTGATGGCTTATCTGCCAGCGATTTCCTTAAACGGTTCTTCACATCACCACGTTTGGTTTTCAGATCATCTGATTGCAGATCTGTTGATCCTGTTTTGGATCCCTGTGGTGTTCTTTTTCTATATTGCTTTTTGATTGCAGTAGCTGCTGCCCGCAACATCTTACGGTGCACCTGTCTTTGCAGACTGTCTGACAATGTGTCAAACACTAATGTCATATCTGGTGGGGGTATAATCTGCATCTGTGCCATTTATACATCCTCCCGACAATACAGCCACACTTCGCGTTCGTGCGTGTCTCGGCGTTGTACGCTTTCGATGTGTAAATTCCGGCTATCGTATACAACGCGGTTTTCTGGTGTTGGAAACGTGCCCTGTGGGTATCTGATCCGCACTAAATGCGAAACCGTAGCGTCTACCTGCTGGCCGCGTATCTTTTCTGCCCCGCCTTTGTCGATTACTTCGGCGTAGCAAGTTCTATAGGTTGACCATGTGCCTGTTTGCTGGCCGGCTGCGTCTACCGTTGTTGCTCGGCTTTGCAATTGCACGCGGTGTCTTAGCGTTCCTGATCGTACCACGTA